GCGAGGAATTTATAACGTTCAAGATATAGATTTTGATCTAAGTCAGTTTGGATTATTTTTAAGCAATGATACATTGTTTATGACAATACATATTAATAGTTCTGTTAGAACACTAGGTAGAAAAATTATGCCAGGTGATGTAGTTGAACTTCCTCATTTAAAAGATGAATATGCGCTTAATGATTATAGTGTTGCACTAAAACGGTTTTATGTAGTTGACGATGTTAATCGTGCAAGTGAAGGATTTTCGCCTACTTGGTATCCGCATTTATATCGTCTAAAACTAAAACAAATATATGACGGACAAGAATTTAAAGATATACTCGATCTTCCTGCAGATGAAGACGCTCCAGGAAACGATAAGTTACGTGATTTGCTTTCAACATATGAAAAAGAAATGCAAATTAACAATGCTGTTGTAGACGAAGCAGTTGCTGAGACTCAACAAAGTGGTTATGATGTAACACATTTCTTTACATTACAAACAAACGAAAGTGGAGATACAGAATTAACTGAAACTGAAGGACCGGATAATCTTAAAACAATGGCTCCGCCTGATAGGCAAGGTTACAAAGGTTATCTTATTGGAAGCACTACTCCTAATGGAGAACCATTTGGTCACGGTATAAGTTTTCCACCGTCACCACAAAACGGTGATTACTTTTTGAGGACAGATTTCTTGCCAAACAGATTATTTAAATATAAAAATCAACGATGGAATAAAGTACAAGATCTAAGACGTGCTGATATGATCGGCGCAGACACTGCTAATAATCAGAAGGGAGACTTTATTAACAATAGTTCAACTTCAACAGTAGCAGGTGAGACTTTTGACCAGCGTCAAGGATTATCTAAAGCACTTAGACCAAAAGCGGATAATAGTTAATGCAACATTTTTATGATAAACAAATAAGACGCTACCTTACACAAATTGTAAGGATGATGAGTAATTTTACTTATAAAACAGGAGATAATACTACTATTAAAATTCCTGTAACTTATGGCGACTTAACTAGACAAGTTGGATCTATTATTAGAGATAACAGCGAAAATAAAATTCCAAGTGCGCCACGTATGGCTGTATATATTACAGGCTTAGAAATGGATCGCACACGAACTAGTGATTCTAGTTATGTTAATAAACTTAATATTAGAGAACGTGCATATGATGCAGACGGTAAAGAATATTTAAAAACCGAAGGCAGAAATTATACTGTAGAACGCCTTATGCCTACTCCTTATACACTTACAGTTAATGTATGTATGGAGTACAAATACTGATCAAAAACTACAAATACTAGAACAGATATTAATGCTGTTTAATCCAAGTTTAGAAATACAAACTACAGATAACTATGTTGATTGGACATCATTATCTGTAGTTAATTTAGATAATATTCAGTGGAGTAATCGAAGTATACCTGTAGGAGTCGAAAGCGAAATCGATGTTGCTACGTTAACATTTACTACGCCAATATATATTAGTCCTCCGGCTAAAGTTAAAAAGCTCGGCGTTATTACTAATATACTTACTGCAATTTTTGCTGATAACGGATTAGAAATTAATTTAGACGATACTGCATATGCAGAAAGTTTAGTTAGAGAAGCAATAGAAGTTAATGAAAATGGTGAGCTCGAAACTGTAATACAAAATGGTGCAAGAGAAGGTATGACATTTGAAAGTACACTAGTTGCAACTAGTCACAATAACTATGATTTATTATTCTTAAATGGTGTTGCTAAATTAATTGGTAAAAATGCTGTTATTGGTGCAGAAACCTGGACAGGTTATCTTAAATCAATTCCGGAAATTTTTCAATCAGGCATTACAGAGCTTAGATTACAAAGACGAGATGGCTTCGGTGATGTTGTAGGAACAGCGTCTATTAATCCGTTAGATGAAACTGAACTTGTAATAAACATTGATGCAGATACAATACCTACAGATACTACTATAACAGGCCCTAGTGGAGATCGCAGTAATATAGACTACATCATAGACCCTTTAAATTATGATCCTAGAGATCATCTAACAGAATATCCTAGAATTTTACTTTTAGGAAATATAGGTAATACATATAAAAACACAGTTACTACTGAAACAAAAACAAACACTATTGATACCGGAATACCTTTTGAAGATGTTAGAAATTGGCGTGTGTTAGTAAACGGAACTGAAGTAAAAACAACACACGATATAAATGGTGATTCTTCTAGTATTAGCGAAACTTATATAATAAAATTTAAAGATTTCCTCAATATAGGCGATAAAGTAGAATATGAATTATACTTTGACGAAGACGGACCTGATGCTTGGAAAAATGCAGACGGATCTGATTTTTCGGCATTTGCAAATGACATTGTTGAATGGGATGGCACACGCTGGCATACTATTTTTAACTCAAAACAGACTACAACAACAACCTTTACTACAAACTTAAATACTGGTGTCCAATATAAATGGGAAGACGGAGAGTGGGTACTTTCATTTGAAGGTGAATATCCAGATGGCACTTGGCGTCTAGCATACTAAGATAATTATTAGTATGAGCAATATTGTTTGTAGCGGTGCATTAGTTTATGCACTTGACACTAAAAGATTCTTATTTTTACACAGAGCAAATGGTAAACAAAAAGACCTCTGGGGGCTTGTTGGTGGCACAAACGAAGGTGCTGAGACTCCTTGGGAGGGCCTAAAAAGAGAAATATTTGAAGAAATAGGAACTATTAACATTGTTAAAACAATGCCTTTAGAAACTTTTGTATCTAAAGATACTAAGTTTTTATTTCATACATATCTTTGTATCGTAAAAGAAGAATTTTTACCAAAATTAAATATCGAACACAATGGTTATGCTTGGGTAGAATTTGGAAATTGGCCTCGACAATTACATCACGGACTTCGCAACACGTTACAAAACAAAGCAAATTTAAAAAAATTAGAAACAGTATTTCAAGTAGTGGATCTTATAGAATATGAGTAGTGTTATAAAATTCGAAGGTGGATACGAAATTCATTGGATTTCGAAAGAAGAATATTCATCCAAAATTATTGTTTTTGAAAAAGCAGGTGTTAAGACCGATATGATTTTTCACACTAAAGGAACAAAGTCTTGGTTTATTAATGCTGGAAGTTTTAAAGTTCGTTGGATTGATACTAGCAACGGTGTACTGCAAGAAAAAGAATTAAATGAAGGAGATGTTTGGGACATTTTAGCGTTAACTCCGCATAGTTTAGAAAGTGTTTATCCTAATTCTTCTATAACAGAAGTAAACAATAATATTTCAAAAGACGATAAACACGTTATAATTTCAAGTCAAACATTTAAACAAGGAGAAGAAAATGTTTAGTTTAGAACATAGCAAAACATTTTTAGATGATTACAATAAACTCAAATACGAAATAGATTCTATTAGTGATATTGACAAAAAGAGCGAGCTAAACGGTCTGCTAAGGAAACTTCATTTAGAAGTTAAAAAGATAGATATGCACCATTTGGAAATTAACCCACACAACCAACTAGGTCAAAAAGCAGACGACACAAAGTCTAATATTAATTCTATTAGAAATCAAATTAAAACAAAACTAAAAGAATATAAGAAGCACAGTTAAGCCTGTGCTTCTCCCCATCTTAAAATAAGCGATGCATTAACATCAGCACCACTAATCTTATACACATTAATTGCTAATACATCTGGTCCATTAGGGAAAGTACCTCTACCGCCTATTGACGTAGTTGTAAGTTCTTTAAGTTTGTCAAGTGACAGCGTTTCAGTTTCACCTGGATTTGAAATAAACGAAAATACTGTCTCACCTGGTTGTGCATACGGAGGTTGACTTAGGTTAAATGTTATCGTATCAGTTGCGGCAAATGTTCCTCTAAAACTTTGTGTGAAACTAACCTGATAATATGTTGCAGTACCAAACAATAATTCTTTCACACCAGCCACTCTAGTGTTAGCAGGAAATTCAGTTTGTGTATCAGCAACAAGGCTGTTAATCGTTGTTCCTGCTGATTCCCAGCTAGTTTCTGTAAAGTATAATACGTTGCTGTTAGAATATGTTGAACTTGTTCCTTGTTTAGCAAAACTAAGAGTAATATTAGATGCACCTTGTGACCCACCGGTTTGATCAGAGCCGGTCCATTCGCCTGACATTTTAATTCTAGTAAAAGTACTACCGTTCCGACTTCTATTAATTTCCCTAATTACATTAGGAGTTCTACTACCAGTTTTGTTTGAAAAGTCTCCGCTAACACTAGCACTTAGGAATATATCACCTACTTCTAATCCACTAACATCATACTCACTGTTTGGTATAAACCAATCATCATCACCATTCTGTAATGCATCAAGACCAGCGCCAGTCCAGTACCAAGGTGTAAAGTTAGAAGTTACTTGGCCTTCTATTGTTGCAGTTGGCGTCACCACTGATGCGCCGCCTGCCCAGTTTACAGAACCACCTAGTGCAATCTGTGCAAAACTAGGCTGACCGCCTGCGGCCTCACTTGTTAATCCATTCCAAGCAATATCGTTAGGATTGTCAGGATAGTTTTGAGGATTTAGTACACCTTCAATAATTATTCCGCCCGAGCCAGTGTCGGAAGTAATAGATAGTGAATCTAGCAATAACTGTGCTCTATTTAATAGCTCTCTTTCACCTAAATCACCTGTTACAGCGTTTGATACGCTAGGAGCAAGTCTTATTAAGAAAGCAGTTTGTTTAGTTGTACTTATAGGAACACCCGTAGTAACATAGTTAAAAATATATCCTCGATCTTCGTCAAACAACCCGTCAATCATATAAGCAGAACCCCAGTGGCTAATAATTGGACTTGTTGTACTACTTACTAATACTGCTCCTGAATTATCGCTGTGTGTTGAAGCAGATCCAGCAGTATAAGTTCTTGTTGCACCGGCAGCAAAATTTGTTAATGTTGCGCCTCTATTACAACCTGTTAATTGATTAGTAGTATCGTTTTTACCAGTATACGAAATCAATTCATTATTAATATATACTTGTCCACTTTCAGGGAATAAAGAAGTATTGTCTAATGTAATAGTCTGTTGTGTTGCATCGATTGCACCGTTTAGTCTTGATCTAGCACCTTCGTTAGTAACTTCATAACGTACAGGTAAGTTACCAGTACGCATATAAGCCTCGGTATTTAGGTTATTACCTTTTAATCTGTGTGCATATACATAATCACCATTTGGACCACGGAACATCCAGTCAATGAATCCAGCACCGTACCAACTAAATTGAATACCGATCATCTGCATTTTTGTTACGTCAACTTCGTATCCGCTTGGACCGGTTCCGTCACATCTATCTAAGTTCCATTCGCTTTGCGGAATAACAATATCTTCAACTTTGGATATTTTGGCGCCTGTGATATTTGAAACCCCTCTAAAATCAGGAGTAACATACATTTTAATATTATCAACAATGTGCGAAACAACGTGTGTCATTCCTCGTATAACAATTCTATCGCCTTCTTGCAATTGATCTTGAAAGCGTGTGTTAGTACCGTTAACTTCATTTTCATCTGAATTAACTGATATAGTTCCTGCACATTGAAATGTAGCAGATCTTCTAACAACTGATAATTGCTGTCCGTCATATTGGAAGAAAATACCATTTTGATCGTCAAACGGTCCCGAACGAACAACAGCACCGTGCCAGGTTAGTGTAGCAACTTGACATTGAGGTCCTACTTCGCCTGTGGTGCTTCCTAATGCTGTTTTAGCGTTTACAGTAAATGTTCTTTCGTCAATAATACTGTTTACAGTATAGTCATTATCATAGCCTGTTGTGTTTACGCCTACAAGTCTAATTTTACACCCTGATTGTAAACCGTGATCTTGGTCGTCCATTATAATAGTAATTAAACTTCCAGAAGCAGTATCTGCGGCAGTAACACTTCTTACATCATAACTAGGAGCAAATAGTGCGCCTGTGTTGTACATTGCTCCTTTACCTGATTGATATCTAATGTACTTTTTACTTTGACGTATTGCTTGAGCACCGTGTTGTGGTCCGCCAGTGCCTAGTTGTACACCGCCATCAAAAGCTCTATGACTAAAGAACGCATCTGGTCTTGCATAAACAAGTCCGTCTATATCTGTTGTTGTATCTACAGTACCTGGATTACGTGTAATATATCTTAACGAGGTTAAAGAAGGAATTTCTGATATAAAAAATGGTCCGCCTGCAATAGCGTGATTGTTAGAACCGTCGTCAGAACCAATACTTACATTAATACTAGCACCAGGGACTAGTCCGTGATTGTTATCAAAATCAACTTGAATAGTTGCAATAGAACTATATGTTACTGGAGAACTAATTCCTAATTGACTTGTAGTTGCTTGAGACACCGAAACTGCAGAATAAACATCAAAAGTATCACCTAATACTGATGTACCGGTAACGTCATAGATATTAGATATTTCTCCGCCATCAACTTGTACACGGAATGTTACATCATTAGCAGGACTTGTACCTCCTAAATTATCTCCTGTAACAGTATATTGTTCTCCGTCGTATATTTCTGAGCCGCCGTCATTAACACCGCCAAATATATAACCTCCACTATCTCTAGTAATGTTAATATCACCGTTTGATGCTACTGGGTTAGTTGATTGTGTTCCACTAAGACCGCTGAATGTTCCTGTACCCGAACCGTTGCCTGTTAATAATATTACTTCTGTGATAGAACCTACTGTACTATCTTCAGCAGTTGCAGTCACTTTTAAGTATAAATCATTGTCTGGAGTTAAGCCGCCAACTTGTGTTCCTAAAATTTTAATAGTATCGCCTATATTATAACCACTTCCTGGAGTATCTACACCTACAATATCATAAAGATCATTGTCTACATTAACAAAGAATGTAGCATTTGATGCTGTGCCAGCAACGTTGTTTGATGTACTTAAAATAATGTTGTTGTATGTTTGTGTATTACCAATAAAAGAAGTTGTTATAGCATCGTTTAGTGTAATAGTATTACCGTTAATTGATGTAATAATCCTCTGTTCGGGTGTAGTAGAATCAAACCAATCATCTGGAATAGCCATACCAGTGGTAATTCCAGTAGCATCTTCTAGTTCAATTTCTGTTGCACCTGAGGAAACTCCGGTTTCTACTCTAACTGTTTTAACGCTTCCGCCATTAAGTCCGGTTCCTGCTACACCAGTAACCTGTGTGCCTGTTGGAATACCAGTTCCTGTTAATGGTGCTCCATTTGGCGGAGTTGCAGTTGCAGAAAATGCAATAAAGTTTGAACCCGAAGGAACAATTAATGGTGTTGTAAAACTTCCGTTGGAACCATTACTTGATACACTAAATGTTGGTGTTCCAATATCAGCTCCTGTGTAAAAATCGGCCGCTCTAAGTTGTGTAGATGATGTTGCAAGAATTTGATTATTAGAAGTACCTACTTTTGCCTTTGCATAGTAAGTAAAAGTTGTAGTGCTAGGTATATCATAAACAATAAATGTTCCTTCTGCTCTATTAAATCCTACAATACTTGATGCTAGTGCTTTAATAGTAATTGCATCACCAGTTGACAATCCGTGTGGTCCGACTGTTGTTACAGTAATTAAAGAAGCACCAATTCCTGAATTCCCTGCTGATGCATCAGTTACAACTGTGCTTACTGGAATATCAGATGCATTGATTTCGTATGTTGCTGGATACCCTCTTTGCATAGAAATCGCTTGCCACTTTGTAGGTTGTAGTCCATACTCAAAGTCAGCATCGATCATTGCTTGTGGTAATCCAACACGCATACGTTCAATAGCATCTGTACCAAAATCGTATGGTCTTACCTTTTGTTCTGCACTTTCTAAAAATAGCTGAATCTTGTCTGTACTAGCCATATCAGAAGTACTGTACTTAAAGTTAATAATAGTTGTACCATTATTAATAGATAAGGCCCTTGGAAAACCTTCAGAATCACCTGCTGTAAATTTAGTTTCGGCTCCTCTAGTAGGATCGGTGAAACTGTATATAACTTCGTTAGATGTTACATTACTAATAATTAATAAGTCTTCTAACTCAATTTTTCCTAAAATTTCAATACGCCCTAAACCGACTTCTAAAGTTGGAGTAGAACTTAATCCGTTTTGTATAACAGCAACTAAGCCATCTAACAATGCAGTGACTCGACCCGAGGTGCCTTCTTCTACTGCCGCTCCTGTAGCTACTTGTGTAGAATCTGCTTGCTCTGGACTTGGATTAATAACATTAGTAATAATGTAAGTATTAATAGTATCTCTTAAAAACTGGTATGCTTCATATTCAGGTATTCTATTACCATCAATTTGCGGAACTTCTTTATTCCAATAAAAGCCTGATACTCGTCGTGTTTCTTCGTTGCCTCCGTAGCGAATATCAAATAATAATGCATCTATAACATATTCGCTATCTCGTAAACATTTGGCTTCGTCGTATGTATATCCTACATAATCTGGATTAGCGGCGTCAACTTGATTTTGTATATAAGCAACAATTTCTTGTTGTAAAAATGTTTTATTTTGTGAAATTAGATCGTATGCATTAGGTCTAGAGTTATCGTCTATACCCAACCCTGGACTAAAAACATATTCTTTAATTAACTTCTTTGCCATCTTTTATCCTATGCTCCAAACGCTACTGCAAATGCTACTGCGGTTGCATCGACGTATTCTTTATTTGCTAAGTGTTCATTGCTCGATGGTGCAGTAGATGCCGATACTGTGCTTCCAATATGCATCTCTCCGCTAACTCCCATCCCGCCTGTGACCACTATTGATCCTGTTGTAGTACTAGTTGACGCTGTATCTGCGTCTGAAAAAATACTACCGCCTACGTGTAAATTTTTTCCTATTCCAACACCGCCTACTACCTGTAGTGCGCCCGATGTGATATTTGACGCATCGGACGTAGAAGAAATTGTAACTGATCCAGCATCTATATTAACTATTCCCATAGTTTGTGATGCAGAATCATATGTAAATCCACTATCGCCGCCAAACTCTAATGCATCATTATATTGGACTTGTCCAGGAACACCACCTGGAGGAGTTCCTCCGCTTGGACTAGTTACAGATGCCCAACTAAGAACTCCGCTACCGTTTGTTCTTAAATATTGTCCCGATACACCATCAGCAGTCGGTAATACATATATCTTATTATTACTTAGCGTATCTGGTGCTTTAAAGCCTACATACTTGGCATTCGCTGTATTATATAATTGTATTTCGTTACCGTTTTGTACTTGTACTGCTTCACTTTTAATAAAAAGTGTACCATTTACTGTTACGTTATCTTCAACATATAAATCGTCGCCTATTCCTACACCACCTGTTATACGTAATGCTCCCGAAGATGCACTAGTAGTTGCACCGTCGTTATCAATGATTAACGGGTTAGAGATTGTTCCACCATTAAAACCTCCGCTGCCGCCAGCAACTTCTCCTGGTTCCCATCTACTGTTGCTTTCATTCCAAACTAATGCATCGCCGTCTGCAGGTGCAGGTGCTGTAACATTGCTTAAATCGTTTAGATCAACACCAGTAATAGTACCATTACCAAATGTTAAATTTCCAGTAACATTTAAATTATATAAGTTACTAGTACCTGTAGTGGTTAAAGTTCCTGTAGTAACACTAGTAAAAGAAGGACTAGAATTAGATACAACGTCCCAAGCAACTCCGTTAAATTGCCATTGAGAATTTCCGACCTGATGTATTTGCCCTGAAGTAGGATTTAATGGAAAATTTATTGCCATTTTGAGCTAGTTCCTATTTTAACATTACTATTTATTCTATTAATTTTAGCCATAACTTGTAAGAGATCCTATTACTGTCCAGTTGTTTAACAATCTTATTAAAGTAAAACTTACAACATCAACAGCATTTACTGTACCTGTCGGCGGCGTGCCACCTTGCCAATTAATAGTAACTGTAGTTCCGTCGATGGCTGCTCCGGTAGGCAAATATGCAGTCGATCCTTGACCTATTAATAATGCTATAGTAATTGTTTTATTGTTGGTTGTAGGAACGTTTGTAAAGTTTGCTGTAAAATCAGCCGCTGGACTTAAATGATAAAATACTGAAGTTGATGAAAAATCGTGATCAACTGTTCCTGTTGCTCCAGTTAAAGATGTAAGATTTTCAATTCCTGAACCAAACGTTGTTATTCCTGATAGTATACTATCTGTTATTGTTATGCTAGAATAACTTGAAGGAATATTACTTAAACTTGTGTAATCACCATCAAATAATGCAGGACGATTATCTAGATCATTATAACTTCCTGAAGTTGCTACTGTCGAGAGGCCATTTTGAAAACCTGTAAAACTTGTTGTAGTAACATAATTTGAAAGACTTGATGCTAGTGCATAATTTGATAAATTAGCAGGACTAAAATTAAATGTGCTTGTAATACTGTCGTAACTCAAAGCGCCGCCGCCAGTTGCTGTCCCAATCGAAACACTAAGTGATGCTAAATCTGCTCCTCCCGCACCGCCGTAATCTGTGCCGGGGGTCCAATTTTGTCCGTCCCATTTTAATACTTGGCCGTTGCTAGGAGCAATGTCTGTAACATTTGCCAAATCTTGTAAATTTGTAGGAATAGTGCCAATATCAGAATTTGTAACATATCCTGAATCATTTGTTAATTGACTTACTGCTGTTGGTATTGAGGGTTTATCGGTAAGATCATTATAACTGCCGCTAAATGATCCGCTTCCGCTTCCGCTTCCTACTGAAACAAATCTAGGTTGTACCCACTGGTTTGAGTCACCGTCATTAAAATAAATGTATAAGTTTCCAGTAGATGAGTCCCACCATAATTCACCTTCTGTTGGAGAACTTGGTGCAGAATCTGCAACTCCAACTCCTGAACCAACACCCGAAGATTGAGCTTTTGCTAAAAAATCTGCATTACCTATGTTTGATAAATCATTTTTGGCTAACTCGTATCCGCCTTTTAACACACCGTCATATAAACGAAGTGTGTTAGTTTTATCTTCGAAAAAGACATCTCCTTTTGAGCCAATATTTCTTTCAAGAAAATCCGCTTCTCGTGGAATAATTCTAACGTTATTAAAAAGTGTAGATTTTGACATCAGCTATAATACCTATCCTATGATATAGTATTTATGCTTTTATGTATTTAGAAGAGAAACATTCCAACTAAGACTAATTCTAGTTCCACCTGTAAAATGACTTTGTACATAATGATCTAACCAGCTAGGAAAGATCCAACCGTGTCCTTCAACTGGTGCTTGTCTTTTTTCCTGTGATCCTAAAAGCCTAGAACCTCGTGCGCCTCCTCGAGGATCAATGAATACTAAGTTACCTTCATTTTCGGGTAAATTTTCAGGAATTTGTAAATAAAATACTCCACTAAGATCGCTGTTAGGATGTGTATGCACAGACGAATAGTCTCCCTCTCGCATCACCATTGCCCAACATACTGTTCGACAGTTATTTTCATTTAAAGGATGATGATTAGGGTTGCCACTTAAAATTTTTAAATATTGTGTGCAAGACTGATGTATAATAGCTTCTAAAGTTTTCGACCAATCCTCGCTGAGATATGTTAGTGTTGCAGGTGAGTGATAACCGTTGCGACCTTTTAAAGAAAAAGCTTCAGAATTAGTTTTATTTTGTTCTTCGTCTTTAAGAATGTATTCAATTACTTCTTTACGAAATTCTTCACTTTTTGGGACGTCAAAACTAAACAACGGCGTTGGAAACAAATCTACTACATTAGTAATTTCATTGTTGTCTACTACATTATCGGACATTTATTCTCCTTTTGTAGTATTTAAACGCCGTTGTAAATTTTAAGTTTTATTCTGGTTTTGGATATTTTAGTTTTACTGCTCTAACAGCTTCAACAAGTTCTTCGCCTTCTGGTCCTATATCAACACCATTATCAAACATATAGGTTAATGCTTTAACCAGTCTAAATATTTGCCATTGATCTTTAGGATATTCAGGAATTCTTTTTTGCCAGCATTCCATTAACTCGTCTGAAGGTTGTGCCGCTACTTCTTCAGGATCAGGTTGTACTGACAAATAATCTAAAAATTCTTCTTCGGTCATCATACGACCATCTGGATGATCAGGGTCGACCGCGACTGAAGTTTCTCTTGTTAAACCTCTTTCAGCGTAAAACGCAATTTTTTCTTCTAAGGTTGCCATTTTATCTCCTATGCTTCTCGTTCTTCAAATCCGTGCATACCATATACCATTATAGTAGTACTTACTCCAGAACGTCCTCTAACGTCTCGAGTTTGACTTCCGAATGTTATACCTCTTATATTATAATATCTTTGACCGTTTTCGCCGGTTACATATGTACTAGGAATAAAATCTCCGGTATGCACAGCACCAGAGTCGCCGTTTCCTGCTCTATAACTACTAGTCCCCAACATTTGCCAACAGTTCATTGTAGTATTCATTGGCATACCGCCGCCGATAAACATTGTACTCATAACATATGATTCACCGTTTGCTTGGTTACCATAACTTGAGTTAGAACTATCACCGTCTCCTATAACACTCCAATAACTGCTTCTGTTAAAGTTTACATCACAGCCGTCGTAGCCATCATTTGCACTCCACCACTGCTGAGCGTATGCGTAGACATTTCCTGATTCGGGCGCACTATTGTTATCGTGAAGCCTACAATAGATTCTTCCGTAGTTACTTGTCGAATCCATTGTTAATAGATCAACTCTATAAAGATGATATCTATGTACATTAGGATCCCAAGTGACACTAACAGTACCCCATTGTGCTGTTGTTTTAAGCCTAGATATAAGAGTCATTTGTCCTAGACCAGCCCACATATCAGTATTATCATTATTATAATATGCTTCAACCTGTTTGCTGGTTGTATTATATCTAATGCGGCCTTCTGCACCGGTAGGCCTTTGAGCTCTAGTACCTTGTGGAAGGTCTATGTGATATTGATTTAATTTAGTTGCCATTATACATCTGTCTCCTCGCTACCACTTAATCCATATACTGTAACAATAGTACCTGTGCCACTGCCACCTCTAATGCTGCCGCCATTAACAGTAAAGAATCGAATACCGTCAATTGGATAAGCAGTTTGACCGTTTGATGCTCCTCGAGAGTTACCACTGTTAAAGCTCATATTCCATTCGCAACCTATTGTTCCTGGACTAGATCTACCGCTAGAAAATCCGTGTCCTGTAAATCTGTTGCTGGTAATATTGTTCGGTAATCCGCTACCAATCCTCATCCATATTAGATTACCAGTTTCACCGTTTGCTTGACTTCTATAACTACTGTTGTCCCATTGTGTAACGTTCCAGTATGATCCGTAGTTTCTATTATGGTTAGCGTAGTCCCATCCATCGTTGGTGCACCACCAAGTCATTGACATTCCGTACCTACTGTCGTTATACCAACTGCCATCATTTCTAATTCTGACGCCAAGACCATTGTTGTTGTTTGTAAAGTCTGCAGAAACCATAAAAACATCATACATTAGGTAACGTTTACTCCAAGTAACTTCTAAACTGCTCCACGTTGAGCCTGTCTTGGTATGTGCTACTATATTGGCGCCGCCTGCGGCATACCAACCGTCGCCATTGGCTATATCGTAGTATGTTTCATATGCTTTGTTAGTAGAATCTGCATTATAGTGTAATCTTCCTGTAGCATTGCTAGGACGATTTGCTTTTGTGCCGCCAGTTCCTAAATCTATGTGATATTGACCTAAAGTTGACATTATAAAGTTCTCTCCTCTGTGCCACCGATACCGTAGCACATAATACAACTACTTAAACCACTTACACTTCTATTTGATCCACCACTCCATAGTAGTTGTACTCCGCGAATTCCCTGAAATGCTTGGCCGTTAGTTCCAGTAACAGCATTTGAAGTTTCTTGATTCCATATGCCTACTTGTGTAAATCCATAATGTCCGTTTGGTGATTGATATGCTCCTCTAGCCCAATATGATGTTTGGTTGTGTGAGCCTGAACACGGAAGGGCGGCAGTTTCAAAACTAAACATATGCTGTTGTTCACCGTTTGCTTGGCTTCGATAGCCGTTGCCGTCGTTATAATTTGATAATGGAAAATAATCTAACGGATTGCTGTCAATACGTCTGTTTCCATCTGCTATATCTTGTCCGTCGTTAGAACAGCGCCAGTTTTGTGTATGACCGTATCTACTGCCACTGTCAACGTTACCATTATTAGCACGTAGTAATCTCATATATAGCATTGCAGTTCCAGTCGGATCTGCTAATACTCCGGTAACTTCGTATCTAGAAAATCTAGAGTTGTTAATTCCCCAATCTAAAGTAAGACTACTCCAGCTACTACCTTGGGCATATCTGTATATTAATTCTCGACCGCCGACAGCACTAAAAAAATTATCACTACCGTTTGCATTGTTAGTGTATTGATCTAATGATCTATTGGTTGTATTCCATCTAAGTTGCGCTTCTGCACCGGACGGCTTTTGTGCTTCTGTTCCGCTACCAAGATCGATGCTGTATTGCCCTAATGTTAATGCCATTTTAGGTTACTCTCCTTTTAGACGATCAACTTCTTGCTTTAATTCTTTAATTGCTTCAACTAGTAAAGGAATAACCTTTTCATACTGAATTGTTAAATAATTTTCTCCAGATTTACTTGTTCCGTCTGATTCAATATCAAATGGAGCAGGCTTAACTACTTCTGGTAAAACTTCTTGTACTTGTTGTGCAATTAACCCTACTTGTGGACTATAATCATTATATCCAAAATCTTCTGCTAATTTATTTTGTGTGTACATTACACCATTAAGTGCAACGACTTTGTCAAGTGCATTAGGAATATTTCCTGAAATTTCTTTTAAGCGTTGATCTGAATAGTAAGCAGTAATAGCATTAGTTGCTCTTATTTCGCCGCCTGTCCCTGACCAATCAGTACCGACACCTAATGAATCAACCCTAAAATTACCGCATACACTGTTTCCACTAACACCAATTCCACCTGCAACTCTTAAAACACCTGTTGTTTTACTCGATGACGCCGTTGTGTTTGTTAAGTACAATTGACCAGTACTTGCATTAAATCTAAAGTTAGTTGCACCGTATACAGTTCCTATTTGACTATCACTGTTGTTTGATGTAAACACAGGATAATAAGTAGTGTTTGATGTAACAATATCTAATGCAATACCTGGATCACCAAAACTTAAATTTCCACTTCCATCAGTTTTAAGTACTTGGCCATCGTCGCCGTCACCATCAGGTAAAATCCAAGTAGTATTTGTAGTAACATTTGATGGAGCAGTAAACCCTAAATATTGAGTGTTATCGTCGTCGTAAAGTCTAATACTGTTTCCATTTCGAACTTCAGTTGTTTTTGTAACTTGAAGTACGCCTGTTGGGTCTAATATTAAATTTTCCGCTGCCTGGACAGTTTCAATAGTATTTGTTTGAACTGAGAGTGTACCAAATCCAGGTAGTGCCACACCATTTGTTATTCTACGTCCCATAATTTTTCCTTACGCTGTTTGGGTTTCTATGCCCATACATACTGCTGAAACAGATGAACCGCTAGAAGTAACAATAACTCTTGTTCCTGTTTCAAGCACTAAACCTGTTCTTTCAAGTACACCATTTGCAACCAAATCTGCACCAAATTCGATATATTCATCTGTAGTTGCAGTGTCTGCACTAGCAAGTGCAATATTTATTGTAACTGCACTTCCTGATCTATTACAAACGTTAACTGCCACGACAGAGAACGTATCTGCAGGCACAGTATATACCACTTCCGCGGCGCCACCGGTTAAATCTGCTGTTCCTAATCTTCCTGTTGCCATTTTATTTAATCTCCATTGTATTTATGTTATAAAGTAATTCCAGGCTAGTGGCAAGCCGACAACTCCGCCTTGGAAGTTAACATTTGCCTTTATTTTAATTGTGCCACCTGTCGTAGTTTGTATTTCGTCATTAGCAATGTATATAAAGCCGGACGTTACACTATTTACGTTAAGTGATGCACCACCACCACCAATTTGTGAACTAATATATGCTTTAATAGCTCGTTGTGTTGGTACTACACTATCCGAGTCTGCTGTAAAGAACGGATCTGTTGAAAATTCGTTAATTGTAGCAGAGTTACCGCCTAGTGTAACTTCACCTAGTGTAAGTTCTTGTAGTCCTGCAATATTAAATGCATCAGCATTCAATGTTGCAATACCAGTTGACTGCTCAATTGTAAACAGCTCACCAACTCTGAAGTTACCGTCTTGGTCAGTACTTGTATAGAACACTCTACCTCCATTAAAGTCACTAGTCTCTTTAGATTGTAGTGGATCTTTTAATGGAAGCCCTGGATAATTAGTGCTTGCAAAGTTACCTGAGCCAATGTCTAGGAAATCGTGTCCTGTTAATCTTACTTGTGAATAACGTATGCGTGTTGTTACCTCTACGCCGTGTTCAGGCGAATCAAATTGAGTCATTTCAGGACTAATTTGGAAAAATGCATTGTATGATCCTTCGTAATCACCTCTAAATGTTAGCACATTAACAAGTTTAAATGTTCTATCTGGTAAATGACTAAACACTACATTAGATCCCGCTACTGGTTTGTTTGTCATATTTCTAATAGCAATATAGTTGCCGTCTTGATAGAAATCTGCATAGCCGTTACCACTACTAATACTTGCACTAGCACTTGTATAGTTTGCACCTCTATTTTTCCAATCAGGCTGTGCTAATACGCCGTCGCCTAGTCTTATATCAGCAGGCGCTTCGTATGTATTGTTAGGATCAGTAATGCTCATAGTAGGTGCACTTGCATAACCTGAACCTGGATCTGTTATTCTAACAGCAAAAATCTTTTCTTCAGAAACAAATGCTCTAGCTTTTGCTCTTGCGCCTGTAGCAATCTTTACTGTTCCAGTGCCATTGTCGATGCCTACAAACATTGGTACATAGTTAGGATTACCAAATCCAAACACATCTGATACTTGCCCTGAATTTGATTGATCAATCCAAGTTATACCAAACTCAGAAGTTTGTATGTTTTGTCCACCAGTTCTTGCTAAAAGGAATACACCTTGTCCGTAATGTATTTCTTGTGCTCCACTTGTTTCTGTTGTTACTGAAGTCCAAGTTTCTGCATTATCAACACTGTAAACAATACTTGCATTACCATTGTCATTAGCAAGAATAAATCTATTATTACCATATGCTATGCTATTCCAACCAGTATTTCCCGCAGCCAATGCTGTTGAAGTAGACCAGTTACTTCCGTTGTCAGTTGAATAAGCAATAGTGTTGCTATTCTCAGCAACAACTACCCAAGTTCCGCCTCCGTATGCGATATCGGTCCAGTTATTTGTATTTGGAAGTGTTATAGTTGTCCAACTAGTACCGTTTGCAGTTACACCTGCACTAGCTGAACCTGCTTGCACTGCCATCCATCTACCATTGCCATACGCAATAGCACGATAATCGCTGCCTGAAGGTAGATTTCCACCTGCTGACCAGTTAGCACCTGCATCATAACTATATGATGTTGACCCATTTGCCGCTAGTGCTACAGCAATATTTTGATTCGGAAGTGCAGTACCACTGCCTGTTCCTGGTCCAGTTGCAACAAATGTTGTTCCTAATGCGTTGCTTAAAGATCCAATCGCTGTATAGCTAGTATCAGACACAGTTAGAATTGAATAAGAACGTCCTGTTATAAAACTACCTGCAACTTCTTGAGCTGTTAGCTCTCCACTTGCTATTCCTCTTAAACTACTTGCAATGTTTGTTGGAGTATTTCCTGCCGCAGTCCAAGCAACACCGTCAATAGATTCAGATGCCGCTGATCCTGTAAATGCATAGAATGTTCCGCCTCGACCGTAACCATCGGCATCAAATGCTAAAATTGTACCATCTGAGTCTACACTAGTAATAGTAATTGTAATATCATCTGTATTATCAGCATAACCTACCGAACTACCAAGTATGGTTAGTTCGTCTAGTCTTTCATAGTCCTGGCCACCTGTGTATAATGTTACGGTATAATTGTGATCTTTAACTGTAATATCAAATGTTGCACCAGTTCCATTACCGCCAGTTGCTGATTGATTAATAAAGGTTTTATGTAATCCTAAGAATTCAACACCTTGGTTACCAACTGCATCTGTGTCTGCTGTAACAGTAGCACTAGTGCTAGGCTCGCTAAAGTTAATTGCAGGTTCTAAAACATATGTAGTTGAAGCATCTGGTACTGTTATACTATATCCTGGAACAACGTGATCCCATCCGCTTTCTACTAAATCTACTGTACCTGTGCCTGTAGTAGTACCTGTAGCTGTAAATATTTCTCCAACAAACGGGGTTGATCCTGCGCCAACTGTACTAAAATCTGTGCTACCTAAACTTGTAATCACATACTTTGAACTGGTTACTAAGTTAGCAGGTGTAACTTGTTTCACACGACGGACTACTCCTGCAATTTTACTACCAGCATTATATGTTTCGACTAGCCCGAATTGTCCTGCTCCAGAACCGCCTGTTAGCAATACATTCATACCAATATATGCTGAACTTAATTCAGAATCGGTTGCCGCAATAGTTACACTAGATGATGTTCCGCCTTGCGCAGTGTTTGCATTTGATAGATAACCAAACCCACCAAAGTTTCCAGCCGCTTCTGGCGCATCTGTACTATCATCTACATTGTCAAGCAATCTAACTTGGAAAACAGCATTGTCTCTAAAGTCTGTTTGTTCAACAGCGGCTCCTGTTCCTGAACCATTTAATTCCCAATTAACTTCACTATAGTGACTACCTGCATTATTATATGCAAATTGTAATATTTCTTGTGCGCCGTCGCCAGTTACTTCACCAACTGTAGCAACATATTGGAATTTATTATCAACAATACCTTTTCCTTCAGTTTCTGTAGAATCAAAACCTTCTGCTACCGAACCAAAGTCACCGTAAGAGTTGTTACCGTTTGTACCTCGAATTTTACCACCATTTTCAGCTAAGTAACCGATGTGTCCATAATACGTAAACACTGAAACAAGTTCTGCTCTACCATTATTTGTTACCCACGCACCAATACCATCACTTATAACCTGTGTAAAGTCGTTGGAAACAATTGAATCATTACCACCGTCGTGCAGTGCTCCGTCAATCTTTTGGCCAACTGCCGCTGTACCAAATGTTGTAACGTTTTGAACATATGGTGAACGTTTAGTAATCCAAACACGATCGTCTCCAGGACCCCAGCCTGGATCAAGTGATACATAAGCACCTGCTGTAGGACGTCTTGTGCCGTACTCATTTGCAGGTCCTAAATCACCTGTTAGATCTGCTAGTGTTTGGTTCCTAATGCCAGTGGCATTACGTACATAATACATATCTTCTTCTAAACTTCCTAGCACACTATTGTTGTAATATCTAGCCGCTAAATGAGTTTTGTAATTACCGGTGTATCTTATATCATACTTAATAGCAGTAATATATTCATTAACATCTCTTTCGCAAAGTGTACTATTGTATACTAAATTAACAGCAATACTTCCTGTATCATCAGTTAGTGTTATAGGTGTATCTGCGTATCGTGTAGTAGCAACAGTGAATGTTGTTGAACTAACAACATCTTGAACATAATAAGTTGTTCCGAGTGTCAATCCGCCAATGTCATTTGCAAGTTTGATTGCTGTATTTCTTTGCAACCAACTAGTATCACTAATTGTTATTACATTACCTGTTGAGCTAGTTGCTGTTACAGTATCGCTATATGTATTAGCAATAAAGTTTGTAACATCTGCAACGATAAAATCTCTATTTCTTTCTAACTGTGCAGAAGCATAATGATCATTTCTTGAACTTGAAAGTTTATTTGTTCCTTCTGGACGTCCTCCAAATACAATATCATCAAGTGTTGTCATTAGCGTTTCGATTCTAGCTTGAGCAGTTGCATCGCCACCAACATTTGCTTTTGCTTGAGTTTTAACTTCAGCAAACGCATCTCTTGTGGTTTTCTTTTGCTTTAAATCGTAAACATCTTTTGCACTAGCACGTAAGTAAGAATGTGCGGCTCTTCTTGTTTGACCATTTGCATTAAACATAAAGTCATACATAACAGCTTCTGTAATAAGTCTTACATCACGCAAGCATTTAACTTGCTTATACTTAACTAATGCATCACCTTTAGCAGTTGTTGAGCTAGGGAATACAACTTGCTTGTTGCCTCCATCGTCTGTATAACTTACTTGAATTTCTGTAATGTCTACAACATCTCCTGCTTCAAGGTTATGATTTGCCGAAGTTGTAACAGTAGCAATGCCTGTTGAATTATTCCAAACAAAGTTTGATACTGTTAATACTGTTCCATCGGACTTAGTAACTTTGCCGCCTTTAACATATGTACGTGCATATGTTTCTGTTCCTACATAAATTTCAAACGCTGTTGCGGTTATATTATCATCGCTTACTACAAAGTCAGTATGCCAGTTAGTAAGATTTAATTCATTAACAACAGCCTGAACTATTGTTTCTTGGGCGGCATCTAAAGTTTCAGCCGCTGTAATCAATGCAGTAGTTGTTGTTACTGCGTCAGTAACTGTAGGTGATTCAACTACATCACCAACAATAGTTAATCCTGTACCGTTAGTTAGTGTTAGTGTTGATCCTCCAAGTGTTTCTGCTACTGTAAATGTAGTGCTTGCTGGAACTGAGATAACCCAATATGTTCTATTTTTAACAAATCCATTTGCAGTGCTTCGTACTCTAAACGTATCACCGATGCTCAACCCGTGTGCCGCACTAGTTGTACAAACATTACTTGCAATATCAGTAACAGTAACATTTGGAACGTCTGAAGTTCCGCCGTTAATAACATCTCTAATAATTTCAATTAATTCGCCAATTCTAGTCGATGATCCTGCGCTACCTGCTGTTCCTGCATACTGTGTAACTCTAGTTTGTAAGGGACCAATAACTACAGAAGTAGCAACACTTTGCATTGTTTGTTTTAAGTATGTGTAAGCGGCAAGTGTTGCGGCTTTTTCACTACTGTCTAGCATCGAATCGCCATCTCGCCCATCATAGTATGCTAATGCCGCCACTATAGTTTGAGAGTTACCACCATAGGTAAGATCATAGCAAACTGCGTCAACAATATAGTTAACATCTTTTTTACACTGTGTTTTACTATAACGTAATGTTGGATAATTGTCGGTTATGTATTCTATAACCTCTTCTTGTAAGAATTTCTTATTATATTGTAAATTCTTTCTTGCATCTCCATATCCATTTAAGAACGAACTATTATATCCTGTTGGATCAGCATTATCGAGCAAGATATTAGTGTTTAAGGCAAAATCAATATTATGTCTTGCCATACGTAATAGCTGTTCTGTTTGTGCTGTTTCTAAAGATTCAGCAAATGGAAATTCTTGACTTTGTGTTTCTGTGTTACCAGATTGTGCTGTTATTGTTGTTCCTGTAACAATATCATCAATAATGCTTTGGAAATGTCCAAGAGCGCCAACACTATATTTTGCATCTGCAATATCTGTAGAAGCTGTTGCTGGTCCTGCATTTACAGAACGTAATTCGTCACCTAAAATACAAGTTTCTCTAGGAACAATAATAGGAAGAACTTCTCTATATTTTCCTGTTTTAACATTAATAATTTTAGTAGGAACATATTCTGCAGGAATATTGTCGTCAGTTCCTGCTGTAATAGCATCTGTAATAATTTTTACTAAGTCTGTTATTTCTGCAAGTGCACCTGTTTCAATATGTGTAACTCCTAAATACTGTTCAACAACTGCTGTTGAGTTATCACCATTTAATGTCTGATAATTTGCAGCCGGTGCTTCTAGTGCTAGTACTGCTTCGATAACTGTTAATCCGTAATTAATACTTGCAACAGTTTCAGATTTTTGAGTCAAATAAGGTGAACCTAAAGTTTCGTTTACATATGCTAATGCTGACTTTCTTGATTTTTCATTACTTCCTTGACCGATGTCGTCTATTAACGCATCAATAATAATGCCCATATCTCTTTCACATTTCCAACTATCATATTCAAAAGAAGATGTAAAGGGTGAAAGATTATTAGCAACTTGATAGTCTGTCCATTCAACTATTTCTCTTTGAATAAACGCACGGTTAAGTTCTAATATTTTTTTCGCATTTGGATTTCTTACGCCGCGCTCAACTTGTTCACACGCATATCGAATTGTTTTAAATGGTTTATCAAGTGTTAGTCCGTTAATTGGTGCTGGTTCGTCTTTACCTTCAGGTGCAACATAAAACACGTGATCAACATTACCTAATGTTATCCATTCTGGATCTTCAATGCCTGCACGTAGCACTTGTCCTTCATAACCAATTGGCAATCTAGTAGGTCCTGATCCACCGTAGTAAATCATATCACCTCTAGTATTCATTACATCAGTTTCGCTACCAATGCTTAAAACATTCCAATATGTACCTGAAGTATCTTGATCTGGTCTAGAGTTAGCATCGCCGCCTAGTGATGATCCGTCATCACCTTCTGATACGTGGCCTAATATACAAATATATGCATTTGAGCCGTAACGTACAACATCTCCTAATTTATATTCTTGATCGTCAACCCACTCGCCTTGCCACTGTAAACCACTATTTAATCTAGTCCAGTAAGTAACATTTGGCGGTTCTTGGCCGGTGTTATCTGCTGTTGCAAGATATGTATATCCTCTTAATCTTACAACTTCGCCGACTTTATACGCTGTTCCAATAGCCCAGTCGCTTTGGAAACTAAATCCTTGTGCTAGTAATCCCCATTCATCAGTTTCTGTAGATGGAATTGCATTAGAATGAATAGTTTTAGCAACATATTGATTACCGCCATATACAACAATGTCACCTGGTTGATATGTTGTTACATTACTCCAAGAATCTTCAAACTCAAATCCTTCGACAAATTGATCCCAGTTTGCAATGTCGGTATTAAATGCGGTACCGTCTGACGTATGCGCAGTTTTACAAATCCATAAACTAGGTCCGTATTTTACAACATCATTAACTTTATAACGTGTTGAAATAGCCCAGTCTCCTTTAGGAGCAATTCCTTCATTAAACTCTTGCCAGTTAGCAATGTCTGCTTCTAGACCGTCTGTTGCACTTGCTTGAGAAGTGTGTCCGGCTGTAGCAATATAAACTTTGCCGCCATATCTAACAAGATCATTTATTTTATATCTTGTGTTTGTTGTCCAGGCATTTTTCCAATCAATGCCTTCTGCAAAAGTAGACCAATTTGCTTGATCATTTTCAAGACCTAGAGCATTTGTTGCGGCAGATGTGTGAGCAGTTGTGGCAATATAAAGATTTCCGCCGTATTTTACAATATCGTTTAGAGCATAAAATGTATTTGTTTGCCAAGCGTCTTTCCACGTTTGACCGTCAGTTAAAAGATTCCATCTTGTTGGAGAAAAATCTAAATCTGTATAAAAACTACTGCTATTTGATGTGTGTCCAATAACACAAATATATGTGCGGCCGCCATAACGTACCACATCATCTTGGTAGTATGTAGTGCTTCCTGCCCAGTCGCCCTGCCATACAAATTTAACTCTACCTAGTCTAAATTCTGCCATTTTTTGCTCCGTTTATCTCGAATTTATTATATTTATTCATTTTAGTTATTACCCTCCACCGTGTGAGTAATCTGAATCATTAAATGATCCAAAGAATATTGTTTGTCCTAATATTGATCCGCTTATACCTACATCACTACCAACAAACTCTACTTGATTTACAAAGTTTAAGTATTGTCCAGTAGTAGTGCTTATTTCACTAGGGCCTACTCTTACAACACCAGCAATAAAACTTGCTGTTAACAAGTCTGCGCCACCAACATTCAATCTATTAGTTAAGTATGCTTTAATAGCTTTTTGTGTTGGAACAATATTATTAGAATCTTCAATAAAGAAAGGATCTTTTGAAAATTCTCTAATTACAGTTCCTGATCCGCCTAGCCTTACACCACCAAGTGCAAGTTCTGTTAGTCCTTCTAAGTTAAAGAAGTCTGCACTAATTGTTACAATACCAGTAGCCTGTTCAACAGCAAACAATTCACCACAACGGAAGTTACCATCTTGGTCAGTTGATGTATAAAATACTCTGCCGCCTTCAAGTTCAACAACTTCATTCTCAGGTGCTTTAAAGAAGTCTCCTGTTGTATAAAGTTCAGGATAATTAGTTTGTTCAAAATTACCAGTACCTATGTCTAAAAAGTCGTGACCAGTAATACGACACTGCGAATATCTTTCTCTTATTGTTACTGCTGTGTTATGCGGATACGTTAAATCTTTGCTAAACGATGGAGAAATTCTAATTAATGCAGTTTGAGTTCCGTCCTCTTCTGTTCTAATTGGAGTAATAACAACTGCTCTATGGAAATCTTCATTACC